ATAAATCACTCTGCGTACAGTCCCAGCCCCTATCGTGCTCTGTGAGCCTCCTGAAGTGTTTTTCCAACCCCCCGATCTGGGTGTTGGGTATGCACGCAAGGACGAACACTCCTTTCCTTTGGTGTGGCGCGCCAACTTCTTCCGCTGAGAATATACCTGTCTCAACTCTGTAACCTTCTTCTTCCAAATCGGACAGGACTCGCCATAGCCCCATCGTGGTATGCCCTGCGACATTCTCCCAAAAGCACCAAACAGGTCTAATTGCCCTGACGTGCTTGAGGATGTATGGCCAGAGGTGTCTTGGGTCTTTTTCTCCTTGTCGCTTGCCTGCTGAACTGAATGGTTGGCATGGATATCCTCCAATGAGTCCGTGTACTTTTCCACGAAACTCTCGTGCAGGGAAGGTTTTAAGATCCGAGAAGATAGGGCAGTTAGCCATGAGTTTCTGTTCAGTCTTCGCAACCAGGTTTGCTTGGACGAAGGCTTCGATCTCCACATTGCAGACTGTTCTAACATCCACGCCTGCTCGTCTAATTCCAAGTTCAAGCCCTCCGTATCCGGTACAAAAGCTGATAATGTTTTGGGTATTATCCACATTATAACCTCACTGATTCCCACCACTCCTTGAGTTGACTATCCTCCTCGCTCAACTTGTCCAAGATTAACTGAAGGGTAAACCTTGCCATAGATAACTCCTTGTCCTTACTCACTGCCATTAATGACTTCTTTACATGCTCAGGCATGGGTACACATATACTTGTACCAGCAGTCATCTCCCCAAGATAATAATCCTTACTCTTATGCCTCATTACCTTCCTCCTCCTCTTCGCATATACATGTGGGGTCTTCCGTATCATCCCATCCATTATCACAGTCCTCACACTTATACTCACTTCTGGGGTATGGTTCATCCGTTAGTCTGCGTTGTGTCACAATCCTTGTCCAATCACTCATACTAATCTGTCCTTTCCATCGTAGTTTCCTTCCAAAGTGTACATATCTTTATCTTCTCGCTTAACCTTGACCACACTACCCAATCCAAATCTGCCAGGCTTTGCCCGGAACTTGCCATGTGTGCCATCATCAAATTCTATAAATCGTAAATAAGGATTAGCAGGTAACATATATACCTTGGCCAAGCGTACTTCTCCCATACTCTGCTTGATCATCCCCTCCTTAATACTTGCCCTCTCCTCCTTCGCATCCTCATCCCTCTGCATACTCGCAAGATCCTCAAGTAAACTAACCATCTTCTTGCTCAATCGCTTGCCACTAAATGCAAGCCTGACAGTTACAGGCTTTACACCCACCAACTTACTAAACTCCGTGTAGTTCATACACGCTCGCTTTAATACCTCCTGTGCTTGATCAACTTCCATTTGTAGCCTTATGTAGTCTTACACTTGACAATGCAAGTATTTTCTGAAAAAAAGTCTAAACAATGGGTTACTTACATAAACGAAAATCAAGAAAACCCGGTACTGTACGTGGGTTCTGTGATGATATGACAAAAAATAATATAATTAAATCAGCAGCAAAAATTGCAGCTAAACAATCAAACGCAACAAAAGAGGCAGAAATCCTCAACCAACAAGATCCAGAAATACGTCAATCCATTGCCAATTTTCTACGCTATCGCTTGGACATGACCGAACAGGAGTTTCTCAACCAAGTAAATTCAAAGCTATCCACTATGGTGGCAGATTCACTAAACACACTTCATAACAAACTAGACGAAATACCACCTCAAAACCTAGCCTATGCAGTAGCTGTTCTCATGGACAAGTTCCTCACAGTCTCAGGCAGACCATCAAACATAACTGCCTCGGCAAATGTAACTCTCGGTTCATCTGATATGTCCCCCGATCAAGTACGCTCAATCCTAAAAGGGGCAACCAAAGAAGTTAAAAAACAACCAACCAAAGCATCCAAAGATAAAGTTGTAGACATCACTCCAAATGATGACTCCGCTAAATAAACAAATCAAAGCACTCAGGCAAAAAGGTCTGACCTTTAACCAAATTGCAAAGCAATTAAAATGCTCGAAATCTACTGTATCCTATGCACTGCGCAAAAAAACAAGGGAACAAGTAAAAGCAAAAAATGACAACAAACCAAGTCATCAGCGAGCAATTGAAAATAAAATCTATACCTTTAAAGCTCCAAAACCTACAAAACCATCCAATAAAGCTTGGTATCTCAATCAAACACCTAGGCAAATTTCTAAATCAATATCTACTAAAGCTTCAACCTTTCAACGACCAATGACTTTTAACTATAAAGATGTTCATGCAAAGTATGGGGATCATTTCCCCTGTGCATTAACAGGTAGACCACTTGACTTCAATAAACCAAAAACTTACGAGTATGACCATATCATTCCATCCTCGCGTGGTGGTGATAACTCATTAAGCAATTTGCAAATACTATGCCCAGAAGCAAACCAAGCAAAGGGCAAACTCACAGATCAAGAATTTATAGACCTGTGCAAAGAAGTAGTAATTCATGCAGGGCATAAAATCTATAAACCCCTAGATATGTAACTCTTTCTCAGGTATTACCTAGTAAATAAGTATTACACTCCATATCTACTAGCTAAACTACAACTACCCTACAAACACATACCCTCGGAAACGAGGCCATGCTGTGTGGGGCATGGGGGTATGGATGGTATGGTGGTATGGATGTATGCCCCCCTATCGTAACCAGACGCAAGCAACGCCCCATCAAGGGGGGCAATATTGCAAAAAAAGTTACGTGGGGGGTGATCATATATATAAAAAACGCGAAACGGGCTGGCTGCCCCCCTCCCCCCCCCATGCTTGCTTTACACCTGTAATGCAGTCGCAAATTGTATGCGTTGTCATAGTTAGTGACAACCCATGCCCCATGAATAGTGGGATTCCGGTTTTTGGTGTATGCCTTCAGTATATATAAGGGGCAAAATTAGCATTTATCTGCCCAAATTCTGTAAGAGCTTGAAGGTCAGCATTTAACTGCTTTACAAGTGTAATGCAAAAAACAAGGTGGAAGCAGAAATGCTTTGATGCTACACCATGCTTCTTACCCTATTATTGGCATGATTCCTTAGCTCATTTGTCGAATGATTTTCGCCTCATTTCCGGCATACTTTTTACCCTGTATCTGGCATGATTCCTTACCATGATTTGCCATGATTCATGGTCTCGATTCGAGACAATACCAGCAAGGATTCTGGAGTCATCCTGGAAAGAATTTGGGCCATGATTCATGGACTCGAATCGAGTCAAAGCTACATGGATTTTGGGGGGATTGTAAGGGGGGGATTTTAGCAAGATTTCTGGCTAATGATTGGCAAGATTTTGATGTAAATTTTGGGGTAAATTTTGGGGTAAATTTTGAGAAAGAAATTGCCTACCTTTTTCGTCATCCTCGTGTGCGCGCACACGTGTAGGTGTGCGCGCACACGAAAGATTCAAAGGAGGAATGAGAAAGAGAGAAAGGAAACATGGCATTGATTGCTATAGAAGTAGGGTTGAGTAGTAGAGGGGAGGCCTTTAAGGGAATGGTATGGTAATGCTAAGGGTTTAGCTTTGTTTGTAGTCTAAGGGTTAGCTTGATGACCAGGGGGGTAATTAGGGTAGTCTATGGCTTGGTATTAGTGGGATATGGATTTTGCTTTAATTTGCTTTAAATTGTTTTAGCCGGATTTCCTGCAAACTTTTTTTAAAATTTTCTTTCCCAGTATTTACCTAGTACTCCGGCTTTCTTGAGAAGTATTTTTTTGATTAAAGTTGACATAAGTAGGCATTTGTAGTTTTATGTCGATATTGCCAAAAACAGGCAATAACAATCCGGAGCTAATAGCTCAAAACAAATACAAAAAATATGAATGAAATAATAATTAAATCCTATGACTTCAAACGCTGGCTTCGTTGCCAAATAATGATTAAATTATCTGCCAACATTTGGCTTACTGACTCTGGCAGAATGGTTGAATTGATTGACCTAGTGCCTCGCTATCTTGAGGACACAAATTCTGCTAATGAATGGAAAAAAATCCATGCAGATTTGAGGGGGATTGGAGCATGAATAATAAACCTATAGATCAGGAAATTCTTGTCATTGCAAAATATCATCCAGCTACTATCTCAAAAGGCAGCCGGGTTTCCTATCGAACAACCATACCAAATTCAAAAAGAATCTTCAAAGGTTTCGATCATCGGTTTAATAGCATAGAGGAACAAGTCAAACATCATCTTTCCAATCTAGGGGTGACTCTTATTTGCAAGGTTCAAATGGCAAACAATTCTGAAGTAGGTTTGGTCTACAAATGGAATCCTGCAATCATCAATACCATTGGCCTAAAATAGGCTACAAACAACGCCAAACAAATACTTACAATGCACTACGACATTAGCCTAATCATTCTGCTACCCTATGCCATTATTGGGGCATGGATAGCAATCAAATCAATACTTACAAGCAAAGGAAATTAAACATGAAACGATACACCAAACAGCAAATTATTTTAGCCTTTAACCATGAGAAAATCTTGGCAATTCGCACTAAACTAGCGTTCACCAGGTTAATTAGAGAATTGAAGGAGAAACAAGCATGAACCCCACACAAGCAAACCGAGCATATCTCAAAATGAAACGTAAACTGATGGAACGCATGGGATATTCAAGCGTGGATATTCCTACATTACGTAATGTACATCCAGAGTTTATGTATGCCAAGCAAAGGTTAATCAATGCAACAAAGGAGAAACAAGCATGAATACTACACTTAAAGACGAATTTAAACTTACTAATGATGGTGATAACTGGGGCAATGTAATGGCATGGTTGTTTGCTATAGGTGATTACATTACATTTGAAACTGACAAATGCATTCCAGACAAATGGCAATTTAAACCAAGTATGTGCGGTGCAAATGAAGATTGCTATGTGTTTCAATCATTACGCCACTTTGCATTTGAGAAATACGTGACAAGCGAGGAAATCTTGCAATTTGGCAGCATACTTATTCGCGTTCGTGACATTCTGGAAAGCAAAGGAGAAAGTTACTAATGAAACACGCATCACAACTCTTTCCAATCGCCTTGCAAGAGCTACTAGAGATAGGCGAGAAAGCACGGAAACAAAGAGAGGATAGGGAGCGTGCAAAGCATGAGGCACGGCCTCGTGAAACGAGGGCATGTAAGCAAGTAGCATGCAAAGAGAAACAACTTAAATTAGAATTACAAACAAGGATATAATTATGAACAAATACAGGGTATTAGCAGAAATGACAACTACGTGCTACATCGATATTGATGCAGAAAATGAAGAAAGTGCGATCAATCAAGCAAATCAAACTGACCCAGCTTGCTTTATGCAATTTGACGATAAATTTGATGATGATTTTTGCGTTAAGCAAGAGGCTACCAAGGTGAAAGGAGAAAAAGCATGATGTTAACAAAAAGAGAAATTTAATTCCTCACCCTATAGCTTAACGAGAAAGCGTTTTGATACCCTGACATGGGTATACACCTTCTTTTTCTATCAAAACGCTTTCTAGGTAGCTACGGGAGGCTTAAAACGCATACCATGGGTTACATCATAAGTCATTTGTAGTCTAAAATGGTTTCTTATCATTCAATCTTGCATCTACTCGTGTTGAGAAACGCCCGGTAGGCTTGGTAAAAGTTAGCTTGGTTGCACACACCTCTCCATTCCTATTCTTCGCAACATTGCAAATGATATCATCATTGGTTGGATCTACTTCTTTTTCTCGATGCATGAGAAGCACGCAATCTGCATCTTGTTCTATACTTCCAGACTCACGCAGATCTGATAGCATGGGATTGCGGTTAGCACTCTCTAACGCTCTATTGAGTTGCGAAAGGGCAAGCACAGGAACTTCATATTCCATTGCAATTGCTTTCAAGGAACGAGAAATGTGGCTCACCTCTTGCACTCGTGAGTCATGCCCAGGTGAAGAGAGTAGTTGCAAGTAATCGACCACGATTAAACCAAGCTCACCTTCAAGCCTTTGCTTGGCAATGAATGCCTCAATACTTTGCATGGTGGCTTGGTTATCATCCTTGAATGTAATAGGCCAACCTTGCATTGCTTGCACTTGAGTCTCTAGCTTTTGCTTATGTCCTGCATTGAGAAATCCCTTGCCTGTTGGTTTGCGTACACCACTTGCATTGGAAAGTAATCTACCAGCACATTCTGATGATGACATTTCTAAGCTTGCATAGCTTGCCCTTAAACCACGCTTTGCAGTCTCATAGGTCATTTGTATTGCTAATGCACTCTTGCCTACTCCTGGGCGTGCTGCAAGGACGTACAAGCTACCTTTCTTGAAACCACCGCCAAGAATAGCATCTAACTTTTCCAATCCTGTGGGGATTGCTTGTGTACCACCTGCATCAACTTCAAGAAATTCTGCAAATGCTTCTTTACTTGCAGCACCACATGCAACCACACCCTTTCTTTGACTAAGTGATTTTGCAATGGTGTTTACAAATGTCTGAGAAATCTCTTCTGCTGGTTTACTTGCTTTTAAATCATCGTTTGCTTGCCATAAGGCACGCTCCACGGATCTCGTGTTACGATGATCTATCAAATATTCAATGTATCTTTCTATGCCACCACCACCAAACTTCTCGCTCAAAAAGATTACTTCTTCTTTTAGCTCTGGATGTTCTATGATTA